CCTATCGCAGCGATGCACAGCGGATCATGGCTAAGTTCAAACACCTTGACCCGATCAACCTGACCGACTGCAAATCAGAGGCATCTCTGAACAATGCAATGTGGCGCTGGAAGTCGGGCAACTGTGAACTGATGATCGGGCACCCTGCCAGCATGGGTCACGGGATTGACGGGTTGCAGGACAATGGGCACACTGTCGTCTGGTTTGGCCTGAACTGGAGCCTCGATTTGTACGAGCAGATGAATGCACGAGTGCGGCGTCAGGGGCAGGGTGTACCCGTTGTCTGCCATCGTATACTGATGCGGGACACTTTGGATCAGGCTCAGGCGCTGGCACTGGATGAAAAAGCGCAGACCCAAGCGGGTCTGCGTAACGCGATCAAGGAGTACCGTAAATCGCGGGGTCAATAGTTACTTGGGTTTGCGGGAGTAGAACAGGGTCCGGTCCCCGAATAGGTAGAACCCAACTGCTCCTGCAAAGTTATCAACAGATGCGCTGTCCATGTTGTTCAGTTTCATGTAAGCCCATGTACCCAGCACCATGATGCCGACACCCGGACGCATGAGGCGCACGATAGCCTCCACCCAAGGGTATGAGGGGTTCGTACCCCCGGCGTCATTCATTGCCTTGAACATCTCAAGGTCAGTCTGACGCATCTTGGCATACTCGTCGATGTTGACGGGCTTGTACACATCGGTCTGAATGAACCGACCAATCAGGGATTTCCCTAGGTCTACTGCTAGGGGACCAAGAGCCGCGAGGATGGTCAATGGGTCCATTATGGGTACTTGCTCCATGGTAGTTGGAAATGAGGACCGTCTGGAAAACTTGTCCAGTCTGCGCCACACTCGATTGGAATGTTCATCCCATTGGCGGTTTTCTTCATCACATCTGCGATCTGGTGATACAGGGGCCAATCCCACCGTAACTCCCCACCGACCAGTGCCCCTAGGTCTACGGCATGCCCGGTCAGATGCCGACTATGCAGTGTTTGGCTGGCACCAGCGGCCTTGAGTTGGGCTTGTCGCTCCTTGGTGCGCAGACCCTCGATGACCATGAAGTCAATCGGACTCTGAGCGATGGCACGGGTCACAACGGCAGCCAGATCAGGGTGTACCCCGACCAGCTTGCTCATGGATGCCAGCGACAGCCGGAATGTCATTTGTCGGCCTTGTTGCTCAATAGGTCATAGATTCTGTCTATCTTGGCAAACAGTGCGATAGTAGTCCGGTCATGGTCGTCCTTTTTGACGTATGCCCCGGCAACCAGAACCTCGATTTCAGATATTTTGGCTGTCAGGTCTTTGTCAGCCTTTTGTAAGTCTTTCACGGCTTGCCATATCACATTGAGTAAGAACCCGATCAGGGCACCGAAACCGCTAAGAATCCAATTGATGACGACCTGATCCATGGTTACCTCTCTGATAGGGCGTTGTTGCTGGCGGGTGCTAGTTTATTCCGAATATGGGCTCTTGTTTTCGGCCCCTGACCTCCTGATGATGTGGGTCTTGCTGGGCGCAATGCATCCTCAAGATCATTCATCAGGTCCAACATCTGTTCACGTTTCATCGCAGCGTCACGAATAGCCTGTGCGCTGGTGGCGCGTTTCGATATTTCATCAAATGCCGCAGCCTTGTCACGAGCCTTTGTGATCATATCGTTGGCCCATTGACGATCCATTGCCTTTCCTGCAATCGCCTTGTCTGACAACTTGGAAAACCCCGGATCAATCTGCGCAAGATCGGCCTTGGTCTTGGTCCACGCTACACGCTCCTCCGCAGACAGAGCGAATGTCTGACCAGATGCCATTTTTTGCGCTGCGCTGTTCAGTGACCGACCAGTGTCGGCCATAAATATCTCAGGTGTCGCACCCTTGACACCTTGGTCAACTGCTGTCAGCCTTCCTGTGACCGGGTCCAGATCGAACAACATTTCCCGACTGGCGGGTTTGCGAGTTGCCTGTTGTTGTGCTGCTTGCGCTGCCGTATTCTGTTCGTCCAAAGCGCGCTGCATGTTGTAATCGAAAGCCCTGCGTTGCTGAACACCCTTCATTGTGGATTCTGCGCTTGGGGCACCAAGTTGCGGAACTCCTTGGGGGATCGGGCTAACTGTGACATTGGGGTCCGTGCGCCCATATGTCCAGTTGGGGAACTGATCGGGGTTCAGAACCTGCTGACTGTAGTCGTAGGGGGCCAAGCCATTCGGTGTAGCATTGGGTTGAACAGGACGAAGGTTGTTCACCGGGGGTCGGTAGTCCTTCGGGATGGCACGAGTTGCCTGATACCCCGGAGTCGCCATAGCCTTCGATATAACCTTACTCGCAAGGGCACCCGCACCGGCACCCGCGATCATGCCGACTGGTCCGCCTACGGCATAGCCTGCCATTCCACCGATGCCCGATCTTTTCAACTGTGGAATCAGTGGAGATGATGTCTCAGTGATCCTTGCGACACCGGGGAAATTGGCTGCAATTTCGCCTATATCTTTGGCAACACCTGATAGCTTCTTACCCTCCGTTACCATTTTGGCAAGAGTGGCGGGGTTGACCTGCCCTGTGGCGTAGTCAAGGGATCGGTCAATATCAAAAATATTGGCCTGCTTTGCCCGTGCGGCCCGAAGCTCACTGATAACCTTGGGGTCTTTGACATTCGCGTCAATCAAATCCTCAAGAGCCTTTGCGACACTCATATGTGCATCAGCTTCTGCGATCTTCGATGGTTCAATGATATTCCCCATGTCCCGTGCCTTATACACCGCGTTTGCGTCTTTGCGCATCTCTCGGATGTTGTCGATAACCTCTGACCCCGATAGACCCTTCTTGATCTGATCGAGGGCGTCATTTACCACCATGTTCGTAGCATCTGCGCGAACTTTACCGCCGATAAGTGGTCGAGATATGCGCAAATCCTCAATCTTTTTCAGCACTGCAGGATCAGCTTCAAGCATGGGAATCTCACGGACCTTTGCTGCCGGTCCACTGTGCATGTCGAGGGCTGCGTCAATAGCTGCCCGATCCAGCACTGAGTTGGAGGGCAACCCTAGGTCTTTCTTGATCAACTCGTTCCACTTCGGCATATTCGTCTTGGACAAACTAGCCTCAAGGTCTTGAGTACCCGCAACAGCAGCAAGAGCCTTGTTGGTCTTGGTCGGATTCGACACAGCAGGGTCGAGAACAATGCCCAGCTTGTTCGCCTTCTGTGCTGCCTCGATGCGAGGGGCGTTCTGCCAACTCTGAGCAACCCGCGCATCGTTGATCCGCGCAGCACGAGCCTCTAGAGGCGCTTGTACTGCACCCTTGATCAGATTACCCTCAGACCTGACGACATCCCCAATCGCACGGGTTGCCGATGGGAGAGTCTTACCCAGCATATTCAACTCAGGTAGACCCACACCGATGATCCCGGAGTTGTTGAGTGCGTTGCCTACAGTCTGAACATACTCTTGCCCAGCTTGTCCACGGGGCTGGTAGGTCATCGCACCCGTCACACGACTGGCGGTGTCAGCGGCCTCTTTGACGCCCTGAGAGGTGCCGTACTTTCCACCCAGCACACCTTGTCCCAATCCAACCACTTGACCCACGACACCAGCAGGGATGGCGGTAGCTAGGGACGCGCCTGCCTCGATTCCTCCGCGAATCTTGTCGAGTCGAGATGTCGGCTGATCGGGTACCCCCGGACGCACTGTGCCCGGTATCTGGCTGATCAGATCAGCGGGTGCAGATTTAGGCTTCCATACGGACGCAGCGAAGGCAATAGCGTCTTGTTCGGTTGCACCTTCTGGCGCATCCACGGGGATCACTGAGCCGTCTGGTGCGTTGACATTGAATCGTGGCATATTATTTCCCTATGCTGAAACCGGGAAACTGTGGGTGTGTTGTTGCCCCTGAGACAGCAGGTGTCGCGGTTTTACCACGAATACCCTCGAACGTCTTACGTGTCTCAGGGGTTAGCTTTTTCTCGAAATCTTTGCGTCCCGTGCCCGTTTCATACTGACGACCTAAACTGTCCAACTGTCCAGCAAGTAGCTCCTTGTATGTCCCGATGACAGCCTTCAACTGCTCCGGGCTATTGGCTCGTGCGAATTGTTCCTCCGCCTCTTGGCGCTCAGTCACACCACCACCGTTATTAACCACAGCCTTGATAACCTCGGATGCTACCAGTTGACGAGCAGCGTCGAAACTGGTGGGGGCAGGGGCACCAGTAGCCTTAGCGAATGCATTTCCTGCGGCGTTGACAACCCGAATGTCGCTATTGTTCAAATCACTAGCTAGTTTCTCCATTGTCGCTAAGTGGTTGATCGCTGTATTATTCGCAGTCACCCGCCGTGCAGATACACCTGAACTGAAATCCTTAACTGTCGATGCGGCACTTGCCGTATCAGCTTTTGCTGTTCTCACATCCCCAGCAGCCTCGGATGCAGTCTTACCCCCACCCATCGCAAGCTGGGCAGCACGACTCAATATCTGGTTACGCATTTTCCCCGCTGATGCACCCATGCCCAACGGTGGGAGTTGACCCGTCTGGCGATACCCCTCTGCCAGGAAATCAATGGTGTCTGCATCACTTTCCGCTGCTGGTTGCGACGCACTTTGCGCCAATCTTTGACGGGCGATCCCCTCCAGTGCTTTCTGGTGGGGTGTACTGGTAACAGCGATCTCGCTACCCGGAACCGGAACAGCAGCGCCAGTAACCGGATCAATTGCGATAGTGTCCTTGGTCGCACCAGCATCCCGGTTTACATAATGCTTGGTCAATATGTCCTTGGCTTGTGCTGCCAGACGCCTTACGTTCTCGGGGCTGTATTCTCGTTCTGTAACGGGGTCAAGTCCGGGTAAATCCTTCACCATCCCCTCACGCCATGCGGCATACGTCTCAGGACTATTGACTCTCGGGAGAACACTCCCCCATTTCTCAATGCGCTTCATCGCAAGCTCTTCGGATGCCTTTTCACCCTCTCGGGCATCCTTGGATGCCTTAGCATGAGACTCGGCCAACTTACGAGCCTGATCCAGAAACCCCCCTCGTGCGAGTTGGTTCACCTGATCCTCAATCTTCATGTCAGGGGCGAACCCGGACAATGTGGACCGTAGACGATTCTGTTCGTCGATACCCCGGCGCATCTCGTCCATCTTCATCTGACCGAGAGCATTGTTCTGCTGGGCGGCTCGAATCTGCTGCATCTGGGCGAATGCATTCAAGGGGTTCTGAATGTCCACCCCTCGATAACCCATAGCGATACTGGAATCAACTGGCATGATTAACCCCCGTATCCGTAGTCACTGTACAGGAACCCTTTATCTGCATTCCCACCACCAGTGTATCCAGCGGAGGGCTGGGTTCCGCGTAGAGTATTCAGCATGTTCTGACCCTGGTTGTAATTCAGATACTGACTCAGGCCACCCGATAGCGCATTGGCTGTACCCATGTACCCGGATGCTCGGGCATTACCTGCACCCATGTAGTCCTGACCCGCTTGGTTTGCGAAGTTCTGACCAGCGGAACCCAATGCATTGGTAGCCGTCTGACCGGAGCCCATGAGACTCTGTAGCGGGTTCAACTGGTTGCTTCGGTTGACCTGATACCGATTAAACGCATTCATATACTCCTGGGAGCCCATTTCCTGACCGTATCGAGTGGCAGCCTTGAGAGCAGCGCCCGAGATTAGGCCACCGCGAGCAGCAGCTTGACGGTCCAGACCTTTCAGACCTTCGGACAGACGGAACCCATAACCGGGGTCTTGCTGGAAATCCTCCATCCCGAAGTCCCGACCGTACTTACCGTAACCTGCCGCACCAGCGTTCCCACCGACGCCTAGAAGCTCCATGAGTCGGTTCTGACTCGTGAGCCCTGCCTGACGGAAGGGTTCCTGGTCCGCGCGTTGCTGGGCGTACTGGTCAGCCTGTAGCTGGGCTGCACGGTCTGCGGAGTCTGCTTGAGCACTTGCAGCCGAACGAGAGGACGATGCGCCGAGTAGAGCACTCGCCCCCATGATTCCTTCCATGATACCCATGTCAATGCTCCTTTACGAGTGTGTTACCACTCGTTCTAGTAAACCCTAATCGTTCCAGAATCCCGAACATGTGATCATGCCCAGCAGCCACCTTGGTGAACACTTTATCGTGGTCAAACAGGGTTTTCAGTATCCCTTTGGTGGCCCAACGCCCGCGCCACTCGGGGAGTACGGACACATGCACCTCACCATCCTTGAAGTATGCCGCACCGATGGGTTCATCATCACGCTCAATTAACTGCACGTCCCAAGTATCCAACCGTCGCTCATATTCCGAGTAGTTGATAGGTTCGTTCCAATCCGTGGCTGCGTACCCAATGAGGACAGCCAGCGCACGATTTGGAACAAGGCAGGTCGTCATGTCACCTCACGCCCGGAAGCCCGGATATTGAGAGTTGTTGCTACGGATGCTATTGTACTGATCGAATCCCCTTGTGCCAAGGCGTGACCGACAAGTTCAGGGAACGTGTAGGTTTCTTTCGGTTGCAGGGTCTTAACTGCTGTGATCAGGTTCGAGTTAGCAGCGGTTCCGGCATTCGGGATCAGGTTCACGCTGATGGTGGCGAGCACGGTCCCGTAGTTCGTACAGGTGAACTTGTCAATCAGGGTAGTGACCCCGGCTGCTGTGACGTATTGCAGAGTCTGGGCGTTCTCTGCGTTCTTCGACTCAATCAGGACTTTTGGTGTAACTGCCATGATCTGTCCTTAAGTTGTACCATCTGTCAGCAACCCGCGATCCGCGAGATAGGTGATCAGGTTCGCTAGTGCGACATTGCCACCCTTGGCACCTGTCAGAGTACCCTTGACCGCCGATGACCCGGCGTAGAAGGCGATCTTGTTACCTGCTGCTCCCAACTGTGCGATGCCTGTCCCTTGTGCGATCAGGGCCACACCTACGTCAGCCTCCCCCTCGGCAGTGTAGGGAACCAAATTGCCAGATGCACTACCTGCGGTGACAGGGATATTGATTGTGGCAGTAACCGTCTTTCGCACAGTCGGAGAGGTCACAGTACCACCCGGAGTACCTGCCACGTAGGAGGTGGCACCACCGCCGTACTTGCCCAGCGAAGCAAATGCACCAAGGTGGATCAGATTGGACGCAGTGGGTAGGAAGGCACCAGCCCCGCTACCGGCACGGTCATACTGTTCAATGATGGTGTTGGAAATCCAAATCTGATTGTTTGCACCCGTGACCTTGATCGCGCTACCCTCAGACAACACAGAGTACAGATTGGACACTTGAACATTGTGGTTCGCGCCAGCAGTAATGTCGATAGCACATGCACCCGTGAGCACCACAGCAGGGCTTGCCGGAGGCCATGCTTGACCAAGGTGGAACATCTGATTCACCGCAACGTGAGCCACGTTGCTGTCTATCACGATAGCCCGACCTGTGAAGTCGGCATACAGCCCATTGATGTCAATCACACGAGAGGTGCCACCCGATCCACTGGTGCTGATGTGGATCGACTCCTTAACGGCGAAGGTGAAAATGCGATCCATCCATAGTCCATCCACTCGCAACAGGGTGATCTCGATACAGTTGGCTTGCTGCCACTGTAAAACACTGTCAGCCTCACTCCAGTACGTCCAAGCATGCAGACCGTCCAGTTTACCTAGGTCGTAAATCTGGTCAAACTGGAAACCCTGATAGAAGAATTGACCTGTGATGTTCTCGTAATGAGGACGGGCAGAGTTGTTGGTGTATACACCCTTGTAGACCCCGTGAAAGTGAACCCGGTCCAGAATCAAGGTGCCATATGTATTTTCGTTCCGAATGACCCAATCCCGAGATGCGGGACTCCAGCCCCCACCGGGTACAGGGTGGCCCTCTTGGAAGATTGCGAGGTTGGTCATGCCGGACGACTTGCCCATGTCGCCCGTGAACTGGATCAGGGGACCACCTGCGTTCGCATGGATCAGCCACGAGCCGTTAGGCGGGATCGTGATAGGTCGGGCATTCTGGAAGTCCAAGTAACCCTCACCCACCAATCGCACGGGGCCGGTTACAACCAGAGTACCTGTCACCCGGTATTTGCGCGACGAGAAACGCACTTCCATGTGGCCGTCACCCGTAGTCTGGGCAAACGTGATCGCGTTCTGAATCTGGTTTGTCACATCGGTGACACCATCCACGAAGGTGGTCAGGTCAATGTAGTCGTCCACATTGACGTACTGGCGCATCTTACTCTGCGCGGTCTGAGCAACTGCACCTGTACCTGCTTGGATAAAGCCGACCAATGCGGAGCCCCCACTCCCTGCCAGAGCAGCAGGGATCGTAAGAATTTCGTCAGCTACATTGTCAACGGTCCAGATTTCCACATTGTCCGCGTCAACAAGTCGCAGTTTGTACGCTACCGTACTCAGCCAGATACTGGCCTCCCCACGGGAATCCAGAATCGTGGGGTTCGGGTTAGAGGTGTTACCCGTGGAATCAGTGTACGTGGCGAGTGGAGTATTGGTCCCAGCGGCAAACGAGTACAGCTTCCCACCGACCAACGGATTCCCATTATTGTCGAAATATTGCTGTTTCGGGGAAGGTGTTAAAGCCAGTGTCATGATGTTACCTCATAATCAGAATGCATTGTAACTCGTGTCAGGCATGCCATATCGGAATATAGCCGAATATGCCCACCGAGTCTGATGTGACCTTTAACCATTTGTTGTTCCCACCTTGCGGGGCGTTTGTCAGATCAACTGTGGCTGTGGCCGATCCCGTGACATCCATCGCAACCCCTCGTATTAGATCGGATACTGAGGAGTACGTGGGGGAGCTACTACCGAGAACGATGTAGTTTGGGATGTCTGGATACGTTGGTTCATCTGTAGCTGAACTAAAATAGCACCCATGCCATGAATACTGAACGGTCCCCGCTGTTGTCCAAACACACTGTCGTGCCGCATCCGGGGTATACGTGTTGAAACCACCAAACCCACACCCTGACATTGCCACTTTTACGGTTTCACCCGCCGCAGCATTCGTCAGAATGTTATTCGTGGTGTAGTGAGCACTTGTTACGCGATTGAATGTGCATCCTGTGATATTGCAACCTGCACTATTCAACCCATCAATGAACAAGTCAGCATCCCCGGCATTTTCTTCAAAATACACACCCTGTAGATTGCAACCCGCTGCACCATCTGGTCCCATGCTTATGTCAGCACCACCTACGAATGCCCCGCTTCCCCCGATGCCGTTTCCCTGAAACGTTCCACCAAAGAAGTTCATGGTGGTGACAAGCTGGGCATTCAGTCCAAAGTTAGAGTTGTATCCGAATGTAGTAGCAATGAATGTAATCGCATTAGGATGGGTATATGTGCCGACTTGGAGGTACATCCCTTCGACGTTGTACGCAAACGTGGAGTTGGCACAGTACATGTTGTAAATATCCGTACCCACCATTCCTGTCCTAAACCCCGTCACCCGTACATCATTCATCGAAAAAAACAATGCGTTCTGTACAGCGAGTGCAGTTCCGGTCCCCGGCGCTCCTCCGCCCGGTCCCTCTAGATACACGCCTGTTATAGTGATGTGGTACTGTAGGAAACTATTGCCGATTGCGAATAACGCATCCGTGCCAGATGGGTATACGATGCTGGTGTTAGCGCTCCCGTCACCGATAATGTTGCACCGCGGTCCAGTGAACGACACAGATGTGGCAGTGTCGTCCATGACCAGCGGGGTGGTACACAGATACACCCCGGCAGGGATGAAGATCGTTTTCCCTGTGGATGTGCCGTATGTGAGGGCTGCTTGCAATGCGGGACCATCATCGGTAACACCATCTCCGACAGCGCCGTAGTCTCTTACGCTCACCCACTCACGGGCCTTGGCTTGAGAGGTTCGGGTAATCGCACCAGCACCAGCCTGCGTGAACAACGACTCGGGCTCGTATCGAGGGGTTGTCTCGATGCCCTGTACCGTCTTGCTCAGTTCATCAATCTTGGATGCGACCACCGAATTGTCAGGTGCCACCAACACAGCCTCTCCCGAGTCCGTGCTGCCCGTGTATAGGTTCAGAAAGAACAAATACCACTCGCGCGACAGCTTGCCTGTTCGTGGGTCAATGAAGTCCGTGCGGGAGGAGGGGGGTATCAGATTAGCCATTGGTCGGACTCAGTAGCAAATTGGCACCCATGATAGCAATCTTTACCGGGTCTGTGCCCGACACCTCGTACACCCGATCCCGCAGTTTCAGACTCATGCCCAGCCGACGCCAGAACACACGGGTCTGATAGTTGCCGATGCTGCCCATGCGACTGTAATGTTCGTTGGACCAAGTGTGACCACCGTCATCCGACCAACGGAGAACGACAATTGGGTTCTGCATCGGGGTGATCTCATAGGTGATGGCGATCTGGTTCCCGTCCTCAGTGATTAGGAATGCTCCGCTCTCTGTCAGCAGCACATCACCGGACATACCGGTTTCATCAAAGGGGTCCAACTGGTTCAGACCGACACCAGACTCACAATCGAGCTGGAGGCTGTGCTGTGCGGTACGGGTCAGGTTGTTCTGACCTGTAGGTAGAGCACGCCACGAACGGAGCCACTTTTGAGGTGCCCCGTTATCATCGTACTTGTTCAGATCAAGAGCATACACGTTCCCGTTCTCATAGTCCCCGACTACCAACTCGTTGCCGAACGTGGCGAAGCAGTTACTACGATGACGAGTGAATTGACCATTGTAGAACCCCGCCCGCTCGTGCCACGATTGAGTAGCTACGTCATAGACCCATGTCGTATTGGCGCTGGGAAAGATCAGCACATAGAAGGCGTGACCGTCCTGCTGGTAGGTGTACCCGATGGCGTCGGACAGGCTCCCATATTGCTGAATCTGCCACTCCACTGCATGAGTGGAAACCCGAGTACCTGTGTAACCGTTGGCGCGATAGACGATACCCCGACCACGGGCATCCGACCCTAGCCAGAAGATGCCATTGTCCAGCTTGGCAACGGAGTACGCAGCAGCGCACCCAATCTCGTTGTACGCACCCTGAATGCGGGCAAGGGGAAAATCCGTGCTGCCCGAGTTGTACCATACCTCTACCGAATTGGTGCCGAATAGCCACACTTCACGGTGATCCACGATCAATGTGACAAGTTTGTCAGGGGATGCCTCGGCACTAGCAAAGTCCAGAGGATCAACGGAAGTACCGTCCAGCAGGCTCGTGATCCACACCTTCTGACTGTCGGGCTGGTTGAATACAAAGTACCCGTCCAGATACCCGACAGCAACAGCACCCTCAAAATCAGGGTCTGTCACGGATGCCAGCACATTTGTGCTGCTGTTATAGATGAAGCTGGGTCCGTTGCAGGCGATGAACAATTGAGTCCCGTTGTCCGACATGATTACGGGGCCCGAACCAGAGATATTGCCGAGATACGATGCGACATAGGGGGAAGGAGTGACCCGGAAAAACCCATTGCCTGATACCACATACCCGACATTGTTGAACGTGTACATCCCCCGGATCGGACCTGTTCCCACTTCGCCCAGCAGTCGTAGGCCGGGGGCACGGTTCAGGAAGCCGGGTTCCTTGCCCCCCTCGGGAATAGCTTCTGGGAACAAGTTGACGCACCTGTTATCCGCAGCGTTGACACTGCGGGCGACATATGATGCTCCGAGTATAGGTGACTTCATCACATGTTACCAGTGTAGACATTAAACCGCTGACGAGTGACAACAAGTGAGTACGGCATCGCCATGATGTCATCAGGGTTGTTAATGCGCTTGATGTTGCGCTTGCTGGTCATGGCAATCCGCTTGACCTGCGGCGACGGTTCCACCCCAAACTCAGGAGCAAGTTCCATCGCAAGGTTGTACTTGAATGCTCGGAGATACCCCGGAGGGATCAGCAATGATGTGTTCAGCGTGGCGGGCTGTGTCAGTTCCTGAACCGAGACGAAGTGCCACTCCAGAGGACGAGTGGGCTTCGGGTAGATCGTCATGGAGATGTTCGGGTGCTCCATGTTGATCCACATGACCTGCGGATACGTGCTGGTGACGGTCTTTACCGCGATACCATCGTACTGTTGCTGGTTGATGAATTTGATGCCGAACGACACATTAGTGGACGCATCTCGAAAGTATGTCGCATCGTCCAACAACACCGGGCGATTGCCGATGAAGTCGCCAGAGGGTCCGAGAGTCTGGGTGATTGTGTCAGCAGGCCATGTGAACACCTGATCCTGCGTGTTGTAGACAGATAGGCGCTCAGTACTCCACGAATCCAGCATTTGGTTGAATGCGGATAGCGCATCCTGAGAAGTGGCAGCGGAAGGAACCTCACCCTCGGCCAGTACACCGATTAACCGCAGTGCGGCATTGATCTGGTCCCCGGCTGTGGTGGTACTCATTCCTAAGCTCCTTCGGATGCCTCACTGATCGGGCGGCGTGTGTATTTACGCTTGACGTCCAGTTGGTTCACTGGAACCTCGATGTTCTCGACGGGTTGCGCACTCGGAGTATACCGCACCCACCCTTTAGATTCATCGTAAACAGCCTCCTGCTCCATCGTAGCGACCTTGGTGCCGTGGAGGAAGTGACTCATGTAGATAGTTGGCATTTTTGATACAGGGGCCGAAGCCCCTGGTTCATTACGACACGCGGTACACAGACCATGCAGATGTACCGGTCTTACGGAACCGGAACACACCTGCACCACCGACACCGGCTGCACTACCTGTGATTGCAACAACGAGGTTGCCTACAGCAGTGATGCCTGTACCGACTGCCACAGTAATCAGACCTGTGGATGTTCCAAGGTTGATGATCGTCAGGTCAAACGTGCTACCGACTTTAGCGTTGCCAACAGAGGCATCCAGAGCGGCAGCGGTGGGTAATGTGTAGGTTGCGGCAGTCGTGGAGGGGTTACCCACCAGAATACCACCAGTTGTCTGAGCGGCGGTCAGAGTAGCAGTCGATGTGGCTGTCTGCACATCTGCCTGCACACTCAAGACCAACTCATTCACGTTTCCATCGCCGACCTGACGACCGCCACCAATAGAAGGAATAG